GCTTGCCAAAATACACGAAGACCCAACCGAAGGATTCTATAAGTGTGATTGTGATTGGTGTACTTCTGGCAATGGCATTCGTCAAGAAAAACTCTCCACTATCTACTTTAAGGAGTGGAAAAAGTCTTGGAAAGATGAATACCAAGAAAATATAGAGTGGTATTGGGACGAAAATGATTGGAGTGGTTGGTATTGTCGCTATGAGGATTGTACTACCTGCTCTACTTGTGACATTTACATGTATGACAGAAGAAAAGAATTAGAGGCGGAAGATGCAGAGTGGGAAAGTATTTATGACTCCGTTGCAAACTATTAACTCTTGACAGCACGGTTGTTCTATGGTATAATTATATAGTAGAAAACTATATTTATACTTACAAGTAGAGAAAGGTGAATTTATGAAAGATGAACCCAGAGAGAATAGCTCTCTCTATAATGATAGCGGAGTAATTTATGACCGTTTAGATACTGTCGAAGCTTTACTAAAAGAACCCTTTGACGAGAAAGAATTACGTTTTAGGGCAGGTTCTATTAGAAGAGATAAAACAAAGTGTATGGTTTTTGCTTATATCGATGCCAGGGCGGTAATGGATAGGCTTGATGATACTGTTGGTGTGGCAAATTGGCAAACACAATATACTCCAAGTCCTAATGGTGTTTTTTGTGAACTAATAATTAAAATAGAAGGAGACTGGATTGCAAAATCTGATATTGGCGTACCTTCTGATTTTGAAGCAGGAAAAGGTGCAGTAAGCGATTCCTTAAAACGTGCAGCGGTACAATGGGGAATTGGTAGATATTTATATAGATTCCCAACTCAATGGACTGAATTTGATGGAAGAAATATTTCTGGAAGCATTAATGTTCCAGCTTTTGCTACTACTAATAACAAAGCATACACAATACCAGGAAAACCAAAAAAGAAACCAGAACAAAAGAAACCTACCACACAACAAAGAAAGAAAAAGGTTCAGAAAAAAGAAAAGGTAATTAAAAAAGTAACAAATGAAATTTCAGCTAAATTAAAAACTGCTGGAAAATACACTGTACCTGACAACCTTCCTTTAAAAGGCACAGCTTTATCTGAGCTTGTAAAAACTGAAGATGGTATGACAATGCTTAAATTCCTAAGTGGGCAAGAACCTAATCTAGCACAAGAGCATTTTAATCCTGCTTCTGACCAAGAGAAAAAGCTTATGAGTGCATCAAAATTCATTTTAAAAAATTCGGAGAGTTAAGCAATGGGAAAGAAAAAGAAATCAACAGGACGTAATGCGGGGACATGGATAAAGAAACTTACAGGCAAGAAGGATGTTGAAAAGGGCATCCAAGATTTAGAAAACATCCTAGAAAGCATTAACACAGTTCAAACAATTACATTGATGTTTTCCAAAAACGGATTAATGAAAACTGGTTCAACACCTGGATTATTTAATAGTCTTGCTGGAATATTTGCTCTAGAACTAGCACTAACAGACTTGAGTAAAATACTAGCTCCTGTTAAAGAGCGTTTGATTACACAAAGCGCAATTGATTCTGCAAACAAACAGATTAAAGCTAAACAAGAAGCAAACCTTGCTGAAAAAGAAAAAACTCCAGAGGTTGAAGAGGTAAAAGAAGTTCCTGAGAAAACATCAATCGAAAAACCTGGAGACCCCACTACACCCCCCACGCCACCAAAAGAAGAAAAATAAAAGAAAAGCCCTTGAATAAAGGGCTTTTTTATTAATTGTAGGGTATACTATGGCACAAATATCAAAAATAACTTACTTAATTGGCGGTAGTGAATACGCTTCTGGAATAGATATATCAAAATATAATGTTTACAAAAACGGCATATACAGAGAAACAGACTACGCACAGCTTCAAAATGTAATAAATGCTCTAGACTTTATAATATTACGAGCAGGATACTGGGGATACAAATCTGACCAACCTTGGACAGATGAAAGATTTGAGGAATATTACGAGAACATTCTTCTTCCAAATCCAGAAATCATTCGTGGTGCTTATTGGTATGCTCTGGCACAGGCAACTGCACAGGAACAAACAGATTACTTTATTAATACGTGTTTAAAGGATAAAGATTTTGACTTTATTGTAGTTGATTTTGAGGAAAGCAATAATATAATGAGTAATGCTTTTGCTGAAATTCATTGTGATATGCTAGACATTCTTCAAGCAGAATACCCAAACAAAAAAATCTTTACTTATTCAAGATATGGTCTTTACGAAAACTGGTTAGCTGGAACACGAGCAGATAACTACCCATACTGGCACGCACAGTATCCTTGGAGGGTTTGGCAACCAAACGATGATTCTTTTGTTAATTGGTGGCGACAGGTTTTTGAGGTACAAACCTATGAACCTGATATGCCTTCTACACGTGTAGGAGACGATGATTTTGGAATTTGGCAATGTGGCGGAGACCAAACTTGGATTGGAGAAGACTTTGGATTTTATAATCCTAACATCGATGTTAATGTAACTAAGCTGCCAAAAGATTTATGGATAGAGTATATTGGTGTTCCTGAAAGACTAAAAGAAGATGACCCTATAATTATACCTCCAGTTCCCAAGCCACCCATAGTTAAACCTCCCATAATCAAACCACCCAATTGGTTATGTAGAAAACTAGGATGTAATTTTCCAGAACTTAAGTAATAAAAAAGACCCCCTTACGGGGGTTTTTATTTTTAATCGTTTGATATAATCTGGAATGGGTCACTTGCTAGTTCTATTCTAATTACCCTAATTGGGTTAACTTCAAATTCTAGTATTGTACTAAGTATATACATACCATTACTTGCAAATTCAGGAATCTCTACATCCTTGCTGGTAAAATCAAAATGACCATCTATAGAAATTTCATGCCTTGAGGGATAAGCAAAAATTATTCCATCAACTAAAGTCTTTGATATAACCACTGGATATTCTCCATAACCTTGTCCTTGAACCCGATACTCTATTGCCTGTCCAGGTTCACAAGGACAATTCAAAATTTCCAATGTTGGAGATTTAAATTCAACTGGATTATAAGGATATAAGTCCCAGAAACCAATTAGAGCAATAAAAGCAAAAGCAATTATCATAACTATCCAACTCATTATATATGTAGATTTTTTCATTATTAAAATACCAATGCTAATATTCCAATTACTATTGTGGAAATCATTATCCAAATGATTCCCCAAAATACTCTGTCAATTGGTTTTCTCCATTCATCAAATACGTCTTTTGTTAAAAACTTTTCGTCTACTCTATCTTTAAATTCTGAAAAGGCTTCTTTAATTCCCGTATATAACATCTCCAAAACGGTAACTCTTGTGTTTAAATCTTTATCTGGCATGAGCAATTGCAAGTGTGCTACGATGTTTTGAAGCTCACCATCTCCTATTTTATATCAAATTGTATCCAATACCTACAATCAAAATAAGATGCAGAATACGGGTAATTCTTATGATTTTTGGCAAAATACTACTTCTTGATATGGAGGCTCACCATTTTCGGATGTACTTGTGCCTGTTGCCACACCAGCACCATCATCAGAAGTTTTCTTGGTTGTTGTTGCAGAAGTAGTTATGCTTTTCGCTGTATGTGCATGTGAACCATCACTAGATGTTGACCTTGTAGCAAAAGATGAAACAGAAGTCCAAAACAATGCTGAACCACTACCGCCTGAACTATTAGCTCCACTATGTTGATGTGTTCCAGGGTCATCAGTGCTACCAGAATCTGCTGGTACATTATGAACATGGGCAATTATGTCAGTATAATCATGGTCATGTGTAGCAGAACCACCAGTATTAAGAGGGGTTGTTACACCCGTTGGTGCACCTTTAGGAAACCTACCATCAAATACTGTATACTCCACCCATCCAGAGGGACAAGCACCTGAGTATTCAGAAGTTATTATTGCTTCTGAAAAAGCTACAATAATTCCAGTTGGTGCGCCTGTAATTGGAAGCCATGCACTAAGGTCTGACTTTCCTATATACATCTCACCTGTATCTGTTTCAAGATAAATTTCTTCTGCATAAGAAGGTGTTCCTGGTTTTGCGCCAGATGTACCACTTTGTACTCTTCCTGCTCCTGCTCCTTTTGAATGGTCATGGTCATCATCATCTTGAACATGCCCACCTGTTAAGCCATCATGCCAAGTAACCGCACGGGCATCATTCTGATATGCGTTTGCGCCTGTATCATGGTCATCTACATCAAGATTATATAATTCATCGTGGTCTGACAGTCCACCAACCTCTTGCCAAACATCATCAACAAAACAAAAATACATTTTGTTAGTATCGCTTGCTATATACACTTGGTCTATATCAGGCGTAGCTGATTTAGAAGCATCTGCACCAACAAGTCCAAAATATTTTTCTGCTGCTAAAACTTCGTTTAACATACCATTAAGGTGTAAGCTAGTTAGAGGTAAGTACATTCCATCGCCAACATAATTATCTGTTGCAGCGGTTGTGCCTAACTGCTCTCGAACACAACTTGTAAAACTCCATATTCCACCACCTTCATCATTTGTTCCAGTAGCTTTAAAAACTTCTCCACTTCCAAAAAAGCGTACATATACAGGCGTTTCAATATTCTCTAAACTCTCGTTAACAATAATAGTAGTATCAAGGTCATCTATTTGTGTTTGTAAAGTAAAAGATGACTTATTTTTAATTAAGTTATATAATTCTGCTGTTGTTGCATAATTGGTTGGGTATCCCATAAATTAATCCTTTTGACAAAACACCGTTTCTTTATATGATGGTTGTCCATCTTCTGTAGTTATTGTTCCATCAACATCACCAGTTGAATTTGTATCTATTGTAGCTATATCCCAATCGTGAGTATGAGCACCAGAAAATGAAGTAGTTAATCCAGAACTTCCGCTTGCTGCTACATGCTGACTATAAGGCCCTGCTGATTCGTTTGTTGATGGAATAGTGTGTTTATGGTTGCCACCAGATGCAATAGCTGGAGAAGAGCCAGCAACTACATGGTAATGTTCTAATTGTTCATCATAATCATGTGCGTGTGTATTTGCACCACCAACAACAACACCATCATCTGCCATTGCATATTTTCCGTCAAGGTCGGTATAACGTGACCAACCAGAAGGACAAGCACCAGCAAACATAGCAATTCCACCAGAAGGTACGCCAGAAAGAGATGCCCAAACTATACCATCATAAGAAATGTATAAAATACCAGCACCAGAGTCCCCTGTACGGTCAAAATATATTTGACCAGCGTATGAAGGACTTCCTGGTAGTGAACTTCCACCCTTAATAACTTGAATTGCGTTTCCCTCACTAGCAGATGTATGGTCGTGGTCATCATCATTAACCATATGAACACCAGATTCAAGCCCATGCCATGTATCTGCTCTTCCATCAGTATGAAGATTGGTATGGTCATCAGCATCTAAATTAGATAATTGGCTATGGTCTCCCCAAGGTACTATCTGTGTCCATGCATCTGTAGAAAAACAAAAATAAACCTTCTTTGTGTCTGTTTCGTAATAAGCTTCGCCAGCACTACAAGTACCTGGTTTAGCACTTTCCAGACCCATCAAAAAACCATTTTCTTGTGCAGCAATAATAGCATTTTTATACTGTTCATGATGTTTTTCAAGAAAAGTATTATAAACTTCTTCATTAGTAGAATGAACCTGGGCTTCTGAACCCGCAACGCCTCTTTGTTCAAGAGATGTTAGGTCAATTTCCGTGCCAGTTACTTCCCCCTCTTCCACCCAAATAATCTCACCACCCGCAAAAACTAAGTAAGCAGGTAAATTAAGACCTGCTAAACTCTCATTAAACTTTATGTTTAAAGATGTAGTATTCACTGAGTCAGAAAGTGTATAAATTTCTCTATCCTGAATATCACCTACTAAAGAGTCAGCGTCTTCGTAAGAAACTGGATAATTAATTGTTGTTGGTTGCGCCATAGTCTATAATTTTTCCTCTTAGATATTGTACTAAGAATCCGCTTAGTTTGCCTACTTCCCAAGGATTTAAATTGGTTATATTTATTTGTATCTTTTTAGTATTATTATTAAAGGCTATACAAGCTTTTTTGGGGTCGTCTTCAAGCTCAAAAACATTAAAAGTATCAAATGCTTTAATCTTTACGTGCTCTCCAAAATAATGGTCTATCATTGCACTTTCTAATAACACAAACACATTGATAACATCCTCATATTCCATGTCAGTATGTTGTAAATCAAAACTAAACAAATTTTCACCTGTAATTTCTACGCAGATTCTTCCTTCTTTTTCTTCACTCATTTTTTATTTCTCCTATTTATTAATCTTTCTCACAAAGCAATAATGATTTATACGCTGGTAAACTACTTGCAGGGTCACTAGTTGGTGAAGTATTTCCCACATCATCTGTATCAGAAACTCCGACAGTAGCATTATGTCCATGACTTCCATCATATGAAAATGAGTAACTACCATTAGATGCACCACTAAAAATAAGTAAGTTACCAATAACACCAGGCCCACCTGCAACATTATGAGCATGATTTCCCACAACACTTGTTATTAATTCTCTTCCTGTTATTGTATGAACATGATTAACTATTTCATCTAAATCATGTGTATGCGTTAACGCTCCACCAGTTCCTAAAGGAAAACTGGAAATCAATGCGCCCTTTAAAAACTTAGCATCCCAAGCTGATTTTCGTGTCCAGCCATTAGGACAAACAGATTCAAAATACAACAATGAGCCTTTTGGCACATTAACATATTCAGCCCAAGAAGAACCATTAACTGAAACATAAAATTGATTAGTGTCTGTTTTAAGGTATACATCACCAGTATTCTGGGGACTTCCTGGTAAAGTATCACTATTTAATAACCTGATAATAGGGTCTCCATCTGTTGCTCCACCAGTATGAACATGAGAAACTGATGTGATATGCCCTCCTGTTAAATTTGTATGCCAAGTGTCTTTTCTAGCATCATTATGATAAATACTATGGTCATCATCTGCTAATCCACCATAAGATGCATGAGAGGTTAAACTAGAAATATCAGTCCAGTTATTTGCAGTAAAACAAATATATACCTTACTTGTGTCTGTTGCAACATATGCTTCACCAATAGAGCAAGTGCCTGGTTTGGCAGCGTCCACTCCGACCAAACCTTTATATTTTTGAGAAGCAATAATTGTATCACGAATTAATCCAATATAGTATACTGCATTCTCCATGACACATTGTTCATCACCTTCGTATGTTCCTGGTGTGGTTGATTCTGCACCACGAGTAACCGTTAATTGATTAGCTCCAGGAGTAGCCGTAGCTTCTACAATTTCAAAATCCCCATCTTCTTCTTGAAATACAAGAATGCAAGGAAAATTTAACGATGCAATGCTTTCATTGAACGTCATAGTTGTAGTTGAGTTATTGTGTGCGCCATCGAGCGTCAACACTACGAAATCAACCACATCACCTACTGGTGTTGTATATGCTGTTGGAAATGCCATAAATTAATGTCCTTTTATTCTATACCCAAACTTTCAACATCTAAAGTAATTATCTCTTCTACATTCTCTATTTGTTGTGTTTTTTCATAATGAATAAGCCACTTTATTACATGCTCTACTACTTTTGCTTTCGAAAATTGTGCTCTAGTTATAGGGTTAGGAACAAGCTCACCATCTTCTTCTATTGTTTCTCGGTATCCAAACCTACCACAAATACCTTCTAAAACCCTTTGTACATGTTCTGTAGGAATTGTTATAATAATATCTGTCATATTTTTCTCCTTTTATTCTACTCCATTAATACTAGCAATATTTGCTTTTAGTACACCATTAACTTGTGAAAAATTTGCATATGTGACCCCATTTATTTCAGCAATAGCAGTAAGCGGAAGTAATGGAAAAGCACCCCCAAACATAACAAACTTCTTGTCTGTAGAAAACATTTTTAAATATATATCAGTAGAACCAGAACCAGAAATTTCATAAACACCTGCAATAGTTAACTCAATTCCACCTGTTTTTTGTCTTTGAGATATAAGCGTATCTCCTGACCCTACTCCAGCAGTACCAGCTTCCGTATTTCCAGCATTCCCAATGCACCAATCAGTTGTCTGTGCATTTGCTACTGTAATGGTTGCCTCATCGTCTGCTGGACTTGAAATGTATATACTTCTGGGTGCATCTAATCCAGTATATGAAGTTGCGGTAAGTAATCTAACATTACTTGCACCACTAATTGTAATTGCAATAATATTTGACCCTTGTGCTGGATTTGCCAACCAGAAAAAAGCACCAACAAAAGCTGAATTATTTGGATGAACACGATAAGCTCTATTCATGGGTACACCATTATAAGTAGCTGTTGGAAGGTTGCTACCTACGCTTGACCAATGATGATAACCAACAATAAGCATATCTCCCGTTGCACTATAAGCATAATTCCAAACCGCAATATTATTTGAATTTGAAGTTGCTGCGTTATTAAGAGTAGCCATTAATCTACCTCTACTAAGACTAAGCTTGGAGCAAACATCATTATAGTTGCTGACAACGCATATCCCAAAACCTGTACTTGGTCGCCTGTACCACTTGGTTGTGTTTGTGTCATTCCACCCAATGTGTTTGATAAATAAATTAGTGAGGCTTCACCGCCAGTTACCCAACTCCAAGTGTCATCTCTAATAAGCCCTCTAAGTAAAACATTTTTAACTCCTGTACCTGCTTCAAGAGCTAATGCAATACAGGGAACAGATGTAATTCCATCAGCATCAGCAGTTCTCAAATCTCCGCCTGTATCCACTCTTAATGTTGCCCCAAATCCAAAAGCATTTACATCTACTTGATAAGTTATAGTATCGCCACTGGCAGTATGGTCTACAGAAAGAGCACTATCAAGTTTTCTGTTTTCAGACGCTTTAAAATATTCTGAATCAGTAAGTGCTTCAGGAGTAACTGCTCTAGTAGCATCAGTTCCTGTATCTACTTCTGAACCTATAGCTAATTCTACAGTTCCTTGTGTTGTTGATGTTGCTTTATTTACATGTGATACAACCCACCAATCCCCTGCTTGTCTCTTTAAAATAAGCATCTGAAAAACATCATCTAAATAAATAGATTCTGAATTAGGAGTAAAGATGTTTCCAGTAAATGCTTCAACTATAATTGTTCGTGAACCGTTTTGTGGAGAAATTATAAGTATATCCCCATCTTGTCCACCAGTAATATCTACTAAAGTATCAGAAGATGCGCTTAAATATGTATCAATATAATAAGAACCTATTCCGTTTTCTGGTGCTACATCAATAGCACCAGAAACATCTAATGTTAATCCTCCACCAGATATTGCAATTAACCTATCAATTTTTGTAGCTATTGGGTCATCTTCATCTGTTATTAAAACATCATATTCATCTCCACCATCTTTCATTTTGGCACGTAATTCTCTTACAGAACCAGTATCATAAAAGTAAAGAGTCGCATAGTTATCTGTATAGTCAGGTTTAGCCTCTAATCTCTCAACACCAAATATATCAGTAAAGATACCACCATCGTCAATTGTGGTGTTTCCATCACCTGCGTTAATTCTCAAACCTTGAACATCATCGAAAGCCATATAGCTGGTAGATTTACCAACAAATAATCCCCATGTCTCTTCTGTATAGTCCAAAATAGTATTTAGGTTTCCAATTCTAACAACCTCTTCATAGGCATCATAAGTAACACCTGTTCGTGCAGTAACGCCAAAGAAAGGCCCATCTCCACGAGAACCAAGTAAAGTTAACCATCCACCTTGAGTTGTTGCAAGTGAACCTGCTGGTTGATAACTACCAAGTACTGCGTCCTCTTCACCTGATGCTATTGGTAAGGGTGCTTGAGGTTGAATTGCTGAACCATAACGAATAACAGTATCACCAATTAAGTAGTCATATGATGCACCCAAATCAGCATAGTCTCTAGTAATGGAATATTGAAAACCTTCTGCTACTACAGTATAATCTGATGTTACTTTAACCCACTCATCACCTGTTATAGTTTTAAGTCTACAAATATCAGAAGATTGAAAAACTACGTCATCAACTACCATTATAACATCTGTATCAGCTAAGTCTACTGCTAAAATAGCAGCAGGAGTTAAAAGCATATTTCCACTAATTGCTGAAATTTCAGTTTCTCTGTAAACTACAGCTTCTATTCTACCACGAGCAATAATATTATGTGCAGTTAATGTACCGTCTTGACTCAAAAGCCAACCTTTACCTGGTGGGCCAGCCTGGTAATTTACAGACCTTAATTGCCCATCAATAATTGCATTTGCTAAATATACAATTCCTGTTTCTGTAATTTTAAATGTTGAATTTGATGCAACTGCATCACCAGCCCACATAAGATAAGGCCCAGGACTTCCTGTAACATCAATTGCTGAAAGTGTAATAGCGTTATCACCACTTCCAATGACAATTTCTCCTGCGCTCTTAATATCTATACCATTTGAAGTAATGCTGTCTGAATCAACTGCCCATCCACCAATGTCTGCGCTGGTCATAACAACATGACCTGCATCTGTTACTGAAAATGGAGCACTTGCTGGTGTTACATGCCCAGACCATAAACGATAACTACCTGTTCCATAAAGGTTAAGTTCTGATGCTCCACCTACTTGAATAAATGTATCAGATTCATCGTCTTTAAGGAGGATACCACCACTAGAACCAATGCTAATATATGATTCCAATCCACTAGTTCTAATCTCTATTTCATGGCTATGGTCATAGCTTTGAATTGTTACTCTATCAATATCAACAAGTAAACCACTACCCGTTCCTCCTGTAGTAGCATTATCTGAACTTACAGAATAACTATCATCTATAACATAAACGCTAATTGCTGTGACAACACCACTGCTTTCTGCGTCAACTCTAACCTGACCTAACCCACCACCACCTGTAATTATTGGCGTATCACCAACTATATACCCTGTACCACCTGATGCGCCTACAGAGACTTCCATTAATGCACCAGCATCTGCGCCTGTAAATGGAATAGATTTCAAACTTGTATATGTAGACCCTGGAACAGGTTCATTATTTCCATCTAATACTACGATTGTGTCAAATTCCCAACCAATATACTTATAATATGCATCGATTGCATCTGCTGTATTTGTAAATGTCCAGTTTTCTATAATGACTTCTTCTTGTGCCCACTGTGTATACTGTGGATGGTCGTCTGCGGTTAAACCGCCTAATGAACTATGTGTAATAACTATACTTCCATACACACCAGAATGGTCATGAAGTCCAATGTCAACATTGTCAATTGTCTTTCCTGCGACTACCGCAAGGTCATCTTCAAGGGTTCTTGAGCCATCTTTTAATAGTGCTTCTATATAAACAGTTTCAGGAAACTCTGCATTAATATCAAGAGGAAGAAGCATACCTGATGTAGGTGAAGCATCTGCATGAAACCCATCTACCGTATCTGCATCTCCACCACCTGGAGCACCACCTGTAATACTGTCTGCATAAAGGTCTTTTACATAAATAGTATCCCACTTTTTACCTGCACTACCTAAACCATATGTTTCTGTAGTTTGTGGGTTAATATCACCTGAAATAACAGCATTTCTATCAACACTAAAAAATAGGGTTCTAAGTTCTCTAATAATTTGTGGAGATAGTGCCATTAAGAAATTCCTCCAGGATTAACACCAAGTCTTTGAAGCATAATATCAATTGTTTTTACAGGACTTCCAAGTTCAAGATTCATAGTATGTGAATCATGATTATAGCTTGTCTTGGAAATAAAACCAATAACTGAACCTGTACCGACAGCCCCATCTGATAACTGCGCTACACTAGCATCAAAGTCCGTAATTCTAATTAAGTCTCCAGCTTTCATCTTCCACAAAGGCATTGACATACCATAGGATGTTTTTGGAGTACCTGTTATTTTTAAAGATGCTCTCTGTATAGGATATGCATTATACTGAACATAAAGTTCACCTGAAACTTCAGCAATTGTTTGTGTGACTGTTCCAAGATTAACTGTGCCTTCTCTAACTCCATATAATACTTGTGAGTTTAAATCTTCATAAGCGGATAATGTAGTATATCCGTCTAATAAAGTATCATTATAAGTAATCCAAATTTTATTATATATATCACGAGAAGACAAAGAAAGGTTAAACCCTTTTGAGCCTGTAAACATTCTACTAGTAATTTCCCAATCTGGGTCAACTGACCTTATATCAGGCTCTGGCGATAATACACCAATTTGGTCTTCCCAGATTGCAAAATATAAAGGTCGTCTACGAGGACTATTATTTAAGGTATCTAAGTATCCTGTCTTCGTTGCTTCCTCAATTGCAGAATTTATTTTAATGTTTCGCTCAAAACTAAGTGGGCCAATCTCTACTAAATCGTCCTCACCAAGTCTTGAAAAATCGTCTTGCCAGTCAGGATGAAGGTCAACCATAAATTCTACAATATCTCTTGCTGTTGCGTCAGGCGCAAAATTTGATGGGCCTGCGGTTGCAGCCGTTCCTTTGGCATAATACCCCGCAGCAGTCACAGAAACGCTTAAACCTGCCATTTTTGTGTCTGTAACCTCTCCTTCATATACTTTGTCACCACGATAATCAAAAAGAACAACGTCTTTAGCTAAAAGAATCCGATACGCCTGTTCGCCTGAAAGACTAACAAAAGGTACTTGAAAAGAACAAGACTCGTAGCCTCCTGGCATAATTGTATCGAACTTAAACTTCTCACCTTTACCTGTAGTAAGAAGAAGCTCTTCTTTTGTTCTAGCTGATGATGTATAAAAAGACGTTATAAATGTCATTGTTTAATATACCAAATTTAAAAATGTTCCTACTGTAAAAACTTGTACGTCAACTGTTCTATCAATCTCCGCAAGTCCAGATGTAGACTCTTGTAAGAAATAAATTCTTTGGTCTTCATTTGGAGATAATTGAATCGCCAGCATATAAGCATTAAGAATAGACGCTCTGCCCATACTATCGCCAGAAGGGTAAGATTCTATTTGTTCTACATATGCTAAGTCCTGCCAACCGTCATCAACAATCTTATCACCACGAGCAATTGGTTCACTGCGAGTTTCTATAACTCTGTAACCATACTCAATTGGGAATAAGTATAAATAATCAAGGTTCATATAATATGTAATTGCGTCCAATGAATCATCTAAAACATCATCTGGTTTAATTTGTACTTCTAATGTAATTTTCAAACCAGCAATATTATCATTTCCTGGAAACGCAAATGGAGGTAAAGTAACACTACCAAAATCAAATAATTGTACAGTTGTTATTTGTGGTGATTTCCAATCTGTAGTATAAACTACTGTATCTAAAGCACTTCTTCCTGTATAAGAAAATGTTAATCTATAATTAATTTCTCTACGCCAGAAACGCCCTGCAGCAGTTCCAACATTCGCAAGTCTTCCGAAAATTCTAATCAATCCTTTTTGTGCTGCTACTTGGTCTTGTGTCATTGTCCAAGAAACTACTGACTTAACGCCAGCTTGTTCTAAAGTAATTGCTTCATATTCTCCACCAGATGAACCTGCATCTGCTGAATTAGTATGGTCATCGTCTTGAACATCCTCAATATCAATTGTACAACCAGTACCACCTGAAGGTACTACTGTTGTTGATGCGCCTACAGTTTCTGAATAACCACTACCAACAGTTAAAATAATAAAAGTCAAAACCTCACCACTACCACCGACTGTAGATACTAAAAGGGTACAACCTGTACCTCCACCACCTGTAATTGTAAGTACATCGTCTTCTGAATAATCTGTACCTTGTGCATTAACAGATGCACCAATAACCAAACCACCAATAAGGTCACTAAAATCTCCGTCTTCTGCTTCTAATACAGTATTCAAAGAAATTAATTCTAAGTCATCTCCTGCTGTGTGTGAAGCTGGAGTTGTACTATTATGACCTCTTACAATTGTAAGTTTTCGAGTTGCATTCTCTTTTACAGTTATTAAAATTTCCTCTGTTCCAATAAGCATCACCAAAGGAGTAGCATAATGATACACTTCTTGGTCTACATACATTGTTGTTACTGAATCATCAATATTTGCTGTAAGAGTATAAAAATAATTTCCTGGTGCTGCGCCAATATAAAGTTTTCCCATAGTCTCATATGTTGCAGACTCATTCGTAAGCACTAAAGTAGTAGCATTCTTTTTGTCTCCAATAACAGAACTTGCTTCTAAACTTACAAAATTCTGTGCATTTGCATCAAAATGATTGTCTACTTCTACACCACCTGAATCATAGCCTGTAGAGTTTATATTCTGCAACGCAACCTCTAAAGGTCTATCGCCAGTAACTGATTCCCAGGTATTAAGATTGCTAGAAGAATAAGCAAAAGGTTCTGCTTCTAAGGTCAAAACAATTCCTGTTAATCTATAATTTGTACCATCAAAGAAGTGAACACCTTCCATACTAAAAAGATAATCAGGAAGTTTTAGTTCTCCGTTTAAAACTCTAAAATATGATTTAGAATCTGATGAATCTAACTGAACATAAAGCTCCACATTCTTAGCTTTATCGTCTTCTGAGTTTCTTTCTTTAGCTCTGTCAAGCATATCATTAATAGTCATAATGTTTTGGATTATGGTATTATATGAAGATGCTGTAATATCAAACGTAATCTTTAAAACCCTATTCTGATAAATAGAGGTAACTATTTTTTCTCCATGAATCCCAAAGACTGGGCCTGCTGTAACATCTTTTCTTCTTGGAGGTGGAAAAGTAAATCCACTCTCTACTAAGTCATACTCAACCGTACCAAGAAAGTCAATTACTACTCCTGTATCGTCTTGTAATACTAGTTCAAATCCCATAGTTTAGTACCTCATCCTATTGTCTGCGTTTTCATTTACTATTCTAAGAACCTCATCTGCAATTCTATCAAGGTCAGAATCATCTCTTACTGTAGTATCATTAAAGTCAATATTAACATTTGGTCTGCCATCTCCACTTGCTCCAGGAGCATTTGCATAAAGAGCTTCGAATGTAGCATTTGCAATTTCTGTTAATCTTGGAATTTCACCAGCTATACCAACCTCTAAACCAGCAACAATATTATATCCAATATCCTCAAAAACTCTAGATGGAGATTCAGTCATGTATACAGCCTTTGCTGTAGCAATTATTCGGTTCATCTGCCCTCTAAACTTTGTTATAAATCCTGGAAACTTTGCATTAACTCCTTTCTCAATACCATCAATGATGCCCTGACCTATGCCACTAAACTCGTTAATCCAAGATTCTCCTTCTCCAATAAGTCCTAGCTTTACAGCAAGTGAGTAAATCTCAGCATAAAGTTCGGGGCTAGATTCTTTCCAACCAGCAATAATTCCTTGTACCATAGAAAAACCAAGAGGTTTCATATTTGCTCTTACTTCCTCTTTCATTGCCATGTCAGCAAGCATTGCGTCAAGTGCTTCCTGACCCATTAATTTGCCAAGGTCAATACCAAATTGTGATTTTCCTTCCTCATCTTCAAACGTAAAGAGGTCTCCAATATTAGCAATAGGTTTTTCAAATTCTTCTTCCCAAAGCCTTGCTCCTGCGTCTTTTACTAACCCCAATCCTTTTTCAATTTCTGGTACAATAACATTATATAATTCTGTTGCAATCTCAGCAACTTTCATTACACCAAGAGCAGCAACTATAACTGCTGCAATAGCACCAGCTACAGGACTTACAAGCGCAGTACCTGCTAAACCAAGAGCTTTTATAAGCCAACTACCAGAAGCTCCTTCTGCACCAATAGCTAATCCTTTACCGCCAAGAGCACTAGCTCCACCAAATAAACCACCCAATAAACCTAAACCTTTACCAAATCCTGTGCCTATTGCAAGACCTGCTAAAGCAGGGCCAAACAATTTTAAAGCTCCTATAAAATAAATAAGCTCATCGGCTAAATTGTTATCAGCTATAAACTGTATAAAATCTGTTAGAGCTTCAAGAACATCAATAACAGTATCAATTACAACAAAATTTCCAGCCTCATCTTGAGTTAAAAGCAAATCCAAAAATGCCATTCCCATATCAGAGAAAGCTTGAATAATAGCAGGAGCATTTTCTGCAAGTGCTGCGCCTAATTGACCAATACCATTTGCTAATTTAATAATTGGCAATTCATCTTCACCTATACCCTCGCCTGAAAAGCCCAAAGAGAAAGCTTCCATAATCTTGGGCCAAGTATTCTCATCAAAAGCATCAAAAATGCCAGTAAAACCTTCGGCAATTGCAAGTAAACCTTCACTTAGACCACCAGCCAAAGTTTCCTCTGGTATGAGCCACTTTTGACCTCTAGGCCCATACTTAAATTTATCAACGCCAGAGAAATCAATTGTATCTATTTGGTCAGTAATTTCTTTAACGCCATCTGCCCCTAATTCACCCATTAACAAAATAGCTTCGTCATAAAAATCACCAAAAACTTCATCAGCGTTTAATGTTTTCTTAACATTTTCTTCTAAGTTTATTAAGTCGGTCATATCGCCTGTAAAAATGGCTTTAAACAATGCGCTTACTGCCATGCCAAATGAGACCATTCCCACTTTAGCTTTAAATGCAGCAATTCTCAACAACAAAAGTCTCTTATTTAGATTTGCCATTGTTGAGTTATAATCTTCCATTACGCTAGGGTCAAGAATACCACCTGCACCACCAATCTGTAACTCTCCTGTACCCTTTAGTGACTGATTCAATCGTTCAATAAGACCAAGTAACTCCATCCAAAGGTCGCTTTGGTCTTGTAAT